CCCCTGGTCGAGGATTCTCATCCCGGGGTGGAGTCGAACCACTGTGGACCACTGTGTAGTAGTGGCGAAGAGTACCGCTCTTCCTCCAAAGTTGTTGGTTTGGAGCCTCTTTGATGATGATGGCGAGACAAGCCCCCAGTCAGACGCCGATGATGCTCACCGGTCTCAGACTGGTTGGTATGGTGCCTTGTACTGCTACAGTACCCCTTATCAACCAGCCTGGGTTCAGTGAATTGGGACCATACGCATCTACTAGTTCCTTCAGAAGAATATTACTCTTCTGAATCTCACTCAAGATGTTTCCCAAAATTGCCATCGATCTGTCATCATTGACTCTGAGTACACTGAGGGCTGAATCTATAAAGAATTACTGAATATTGGTGGTGGATTAACTAACATGAAGGGGGCACCTGCCGGCGTGACAACAGGACCCGCCTGCTTGTATGTGAGACAGTTAACTTCATCTCCAGTTGTAGCATATGCTTGCGCTTTGGCCAAGCTCTCGAATACCGCTAATGCACCATCCCCACGATCTCTGATCCTCACTGCATGCGTTATCGGCTTCAGTGCTGATTCAGCGTCGTAATATTGCAGAGATGTTCCTTTAAACTGATAAATCGCTTCAGGAACAGCACCATCCCAGGGCACAAGGGCTCCGCCCTCTTTTTGTTTCATTGAGAGCTTTGTCCCTCCCGCCCAATCGCTGCTGCTGTCCGTGAAGTAATTCTCATATCCTGCTTGGGGGTATATTAGCACCTCCTCTGATGCTGGGGTGGCCAACCTATTGTAGAACTCGATGTCATAGTTCAGATATACATTGAACGTCAACACGCTTCCCGCAACAAGATTTCCAATTCCTGAGGACAAAACTATATACAACGTTCCCTGGTCGCTATCTTCTCGTGATCCATCACAGAACAACATCTTCTGCACCATTTTGCAACTGATATTGTACTTGACTTTATCAAAAATTCTTGGTTTCTCCGGTTTCTCGAACGCACTGACTGCTCTTATTGCGTTTACGCCAGACGGGATATCCAGGGCAGAATCCAATGTCCAACCAACAAGGTACGTTCCGGAAGTTGTTGTTCCGGCACTTGGCTGCACCTCCACTTGAAGCTTCCGTGGTATCCAGTTGCTCCAAAGTGAGGCCTGCTTTGCCAAGGTCGTGCCAGCGAATTTCGCGGGATTGATGTCAAGTCTCGCGATAATGGTGCCTGTCGCCGCCGTTTGAGGCACGGTTACGGAGGCGACGAGGTCAGTACCTTTAAAGATGTACCCCGCCGTCCCCGCCGCCTGTGCCTTCTCGGACTTCACAGACATCTTGGACAAGTTCTTCTCCATTCTCTTCCTCTCTCTCTGTCGTTTGCGTTTCAGCCGCCGCTTCGCTTTCTGTGCTTCTGTTGCCATCTTCTTCTGTTTGCTGTTTAAAGGAGGTAGGCTGCCTTTCCCGTTCTTTCAATTGTTCCAACATATTCTCGAAACACATCTCCTTCGCAGCCTTACCGCTTTTGGCGTAGGCTCTTGCAACAATGCCCGTCCCATTCCTAACTCGGACCTCTGTCTTTATCCACGAATCTGGTGATAAGCGGAGGACTTCATTCGAGGTGGTCAGAATGTCACCTGCCTTGGAAAAGGAGCCAGTTACGAGAGAAATGGCATCCATTTTCACATTTGGCAGTAGCTTCACATACTCAGGAACCAGAGTGAATGGCTCCGTTGGTTTGTCCTCTTCGCATTCCTTCCTCACAGTCTTCTTCTCAGTAGGGATAAAGTCAGGAAGAGTCATCAAAATGTCTCGACCCCACACATGCGGATTCACTGGTACAGGGCTTCCTCTCTCCCACACCTTTCGGTCTGGATTTGGTCTCCACCCTTTTCCTTGCATCACTCGCGAATAATAGCCTGGTGGTGAGTCAACAACTAGTTCTAACATCTGGTCAGGTAACTCCTCTAATACAGAGGAGAACTTTTCCAGGAAATCTCCAATTTGTTGATCCTTCGATCTTGACTCCTGTCCTTTCAGCCTAAGGAAATTTTTTGGCTGCTTCGCTGGTCTCATTAGTGGTCGCTCCTTGACGAGATCTCTCAAATACCCCTCACGGTCGACTCTCGGATCAATTTTACTGTCGCGCACTGCCTCCAATTGCGATGCTTTTTCTTCTAAATCTGTGTCCAGCGCCCAGTCGAACTTTGGTCCTTGCTCTTTGAGTTTTGCTGCTTCCATCGTTACCCTTTTGGATCTCAACTTCTTCAGATCTTCCTCCAGAGATGGCACACAGCTGTACCATTCTCCTCCTATTTTGTTGTCTGGAGATAGATATACATCCAGACAGAATTCTTGAGACGGCCATCCATCAGAGGTGGGCCATTGAAAGTCGGAGCCGACAAGCTGCTCCAACTCTGGAGACTGGCCTGTATGCTCCCACTTTCCAGGGGCCACCTCGACTTTCTTGCCGCTCTGAACTCTCTGACAAACAATTTCCGTCTTGGTGCCTTCTATTAGATCACAACAGATGTTCCATACCACTTCTGAGTGGAAAGCCCCGGTAATCATATACCCCCTCGCCATATCGAAGAGGTAACGGTCTTTGATGGTGGCTCTACCTTTGGCTTCCGGTGGAATTCTGGCATTTGAAATGAGAGATACAAGGTCGTTCTCTTCCTTGAATGGTACACACTCAAGCCGTTCCTTACCTAGTCTCATCTTCAATTTCACTCCAAGAAATTCGAGGTCTACGGGAACCTCGCCTTCCTCCAACTCCTCCTCTACAACTTTCCACTCATAGGTGTTCTCTTTCACTATTAATCCAAATTTTTGCCTAAAATACGTGGAGACGGCCTCTCCATCCTCAAGATCTATCTCTTTCTGCTCTGCCTTGTCAAGAAGACAGGCGTAGGCTACTACAGATTTCTGCGTATCCACGCCCGTCGTCCCTACACATCCGGTCATAAGCCCCGTTTCATTGACATAGGCTTGAGGGCCGTCAACCAAGAATTTTGCTCCCACTAAACTCCTACTCAGCAGCTTTCCAAAGTAACTCCAAAAATTGTTCTTACCATACTGCCTTTCAAAGGCCTCTATTAGATCTTCACAAAACCATTCTGCGTCTTTCTTGTGGACAGAACCATCCATACTCCGAAAGTCTGGAGCGCACGCTTTAAGGAGACCGCCTTCCCTTTTTACAAGAAAGACGTCGTCTCCATAAACGGCAAGCTTCACTTCTTTCTCTCTGCAACTTTTCATCCACTTGAAAAACTTCTCACCCCCACCATTTGCCCAGCTAAACCCATAGGCATTCCAAGAATCTTCAGATTCTGTAAAAAGCACACTACAATGGGTTTTCGGTTGTACAAGTGCTGAGAAGTAAAACTGAAGGGGAAAGCAGAAGTTAAAATAGGGCCTGGTCTTCTCATCAAGCTTATCTGGTGGATACCTATCCTGTTTGTTCTTACACTGTGCAATCATAAACTCCTCCCTTCCTTCCAAATACTCCGTCAAATGATCCTGGTTTCCCTCTTTCATTATTTCTGATATTATATCCATGTATTCGTCTGTACACTGGTATTTAGGACGATACAGGGGGGGTCCGGCGCTGGATGACTTATTTACGGTCACTCCAGCGACGAACTCCTCCACCGTCGCATTCCAGTCGGGCAGAAGCTTCTCTCTCACAGGCAATCTCTTTCTGATGATATCCTTAGCATTTAGGAGTCTCTCTTTCAGCTCGGTTTCTGGATTTTGAGCTCGTGCAGTCGCCCATAGCTTTAGTCGTTCACTGAATCCACTCTTGCTTCCTGTGGTATAAATGAGTTTTTCGATGTCTTCAACTCTCCCCCCCCTTCTCAACACTGCACCCACCACCTTTCGGTCGCGGGATGCAGGCTTGAAGACTGGGTTCACGCTTACAAATGCTCCTTTCTGATTCAACCCAGGAGTATGCTCTGGACTCAATGGCACCTCACTCCCCTTCACAAGGAAACTGAGGTCTAAGGTGCCTTGAACCGGAATATCCCGGGTCAGCCTCTTCAAGGTCGACTCTTCAATCTCTAACTCAACAGGGTTCTTGAACGGTGCTGGAGTTCTAGGTGCTGTAGCTATGATCTTCTGCAACCTATTATAATCCTGTCTCTGCAACATTATATTCTCCATCTTCAAATCTGCGAACGTCGTGCGGTCTCCGGTTGTAACTGGGTTGCTTGTCCATGATGTATTGAATTTTAAGAAAAAGAAACAGGTTGGGAAAAAC